CAGATGTTGACCGCCAAGCGCAGTTCGTTGCGGCATGCAAGCAGCTGGCTCGATTCCGCAAGGTATCACTGAACCAGATGTTCGCAAACGCACACCGCATCGGAATGACAACAGCATGGCTGAAGGAACGCTATTACGACAGGTGCCTCGTAACATCTGGAGATCTTGCCCGCATTCGCAACCTCACTGACGGAGAGGATGCAATACAGGGCAAACTTTCGTACATGATAAAAATGCAGGCAGCAGTTGATAAGTTCTGCAAGGTGTGCGTCGGGCACGATGTCGCGTGCCGCTACCGTACGTGCGAGCTGCGACCATTCTCTCCGTACGAGTTCGTCAAACTCGAAGGCAAACGCTATGAGTAACATTGACGCAAACATTGCGAAACTGCTGGATTGGTACATCCAGAATCAGGATCCGATTCCGCTGCAGTTGCACAGCTCGAAGGTATTCGCAACGGATGGTCGTCCGGACTGGACTGCTGCCTTTAAGGAATATCTATTCTGGTCACCAGATGCAGTGGAATACCGATACGACATGGTGCCTTGCCGCCATGAGAACCAGCCAGATCCAGGCAAATGCGATATCTGCGGCGTACGAGATGCGCAAGGTGGCGTGCTCACTTCGTCAGGCAAGTACCGCAAGGCAACGGTGCGGTACCGCCATCCGATGCGACGCGCACTCGCCAAACTCGCGCAGTCGGAGCGCGGATTGCTGTTCGCGGAAATCCTGCTTCTCTGCTCTCAGGAAGGCGCAGAGATGGGCATACGCGGTATGCAAAGGGATCTGGGGCTGCCTGCCGAGAAGGCAAAGGAGCTGCTACTGCTCGCACTCTTGCGTGTGTGCAGATACTACAAACCAGAACCACAGCATTCATTCACGGGACTTGCTCAAAACGCAAAAAGAATGCATACTTACCGTCGACCTAGAAGACTCGGCACGCCAGATCGGTCGTAATGTTGCGTGTGTTGTTGGTGCTGACTAACGCACCAAAAATGTCTGTGGGTTGCGCGCGGTGAGTCCTCCCGTGTTGCGACCTCCCGCTGGTCGGGCGATTCCTCTCGCTCGACCAGCACTCCTATTTAATGCGATGAGGACACCTGTCTCAACAACGGCTATATGCGCGTTCGGCGGTCAATCCTCATCGCGCTTCCAATTGGTGAAAGTATGCAAATAGATTGGCAACACGTGAGCGAAGCACGAAAAGCAAAATGCCTCGCGATGCTGCGATTCCTCAAGCGTACCGCCAAAAGGGAGCAGATTGAAGTGCTGAAGGTAGCATTCCACCCGCACCACCGACCCGACTGCTTCGATGCCGAAACTGACTTCGAAGAGAAATCAATTGTGTTCTGCGGTTCCGTTGATAGGATAACAGTACTCCATGAGCTGGCTCACTTAGCCGTTGACCAGCCACATACGAGGGCATGGGCTGAAAGGCTGCTCGAATACCACGAGCGATATTTGCCTCCGGATCTGCGATCGAGGGCTGACCGCAGTATTGCATTAAACTACGGCAAGGGTGCGACTGCGTACTACCGTAAGTACGGCAAGAGAGTGCGTCGCAATATCAAAACAATACGATCATGAACCGATTCGCTCGACCATGCCTGAACTGCGGAATAGCAACTACCGATGGTAATCGCTGCCGAGAATGCAGGCTAGAGTTCCAAAAGGAACGGCACGCTGGATTGCGTAAACCATACGCCAATCCCGAGTGGCGCAAGTTGTCGCGGCAAGTACGAGCTGAGCGACCATATTGCGAGGCATGCGGCAGTACTGAAGACTTGACTGCCGACCATATCGTGCCGCTGTCGCGTGGTGGGGATCTAATCGTTCCGCTATCCGAACTGCGAGTACTCTGCAGAGTTTGTCATGGTAAACTAACGAAACATTAACTCATACCCGCCGCGCAGGGGAGGGGAGTGGTTATCTTTGGAGCTCGCTCGAGCTGGAAACCCACGCCGCCCCACCGCGCACACTCCGTCGGGATAGCGGGATGGGGTATAGGAGCTCGATGCCTGGACCTAAGAAGCTACCAGCTGAAATCAAGGCTCGACGTGGCACCTTGCGTGCCGATCGAAATCCAGTCGTGCAATTGACCAATCACCTGCCTAGGGTTACGGAATCTGACATTCCTGATGACCTTGGACCCATTGGTCGTGAAGCATGGATCCGGATCGTGGATCGCGCTGGCGATTGGATTGCCATTAGCGACCGTGATGCTCTGCGTCTACTTTGTAAGGCAATCGAGTTTCACCAAGATTTGGAAATGCGCATTGTACAAGATGGACCTATTCTGTATGCCAAGAATGGATATGCGTATGCGAATCCAGCTGTAGGAATGCGCGCAACGCAGGAGGACAATATCCGAAAATGGATGGCGACATTAGGACTGACAGCAGCAGACCGCGCAAGCCTAGGCGTACGCATGGTCGAAACCCAGACGGCGATCGAAAGGTTCGCCCAACGGCATCGGGAACGGCAGGTTGGGAACCGAAGTGGTTAACACCAGTCGCGCCTGAGGATCTTGAGCGTTCGCTTGGGGACAACATTGCTGACTTCGCTGAGGCACTGGTTCCAGTTGCGAAAGACAGCATCGCGGGTCGGAGCGGTGACCCGCTAGAACTTCGTTATTGGCAGCGGCAACTTTTGCGGCATATCTTTGCCCAAAAGGAAAACGGAACATTCAGCCATCGCTTCTACCTTGTAGGCATTGCCCGCAAAAATGGTAAGACCGCGTTGGCTTCGACGCTTCCACTTTACTTCGGGCTGTTCGGCGACTCGGGTGGTGAAATCTATTCAGCCGCCGCTGACCGCGACCAAGCCAAGTTGGTAATGAGCCACGCCAAACGCGCCATTGATCTGTCGCCAGAGCTGGCGAGCCAGACTCGCGTGTTCCGTGACGCCATTGAGTTCTCGCGCACAGGCACTTTGTACCGCGCGCTATCGAGTGAGGCATTTACAAAGGAAGGTCTTAGCGCCACGTTGGTGATCGCCGACGAGTTGGCTGCTTGGCCAACTCGCGAACTATTTGACGTGCTGTCGCTATCGATGGGTGCGCGTCGCTCGCCGATGATGCTTGCGATTACGACCGCAGGGCAGCGCGTCGACACCACAGGTACTGACAGTATTGCCTATACGCTTTATCAACTAGCGCGACGCAAAATCGCTGGTGAACACGATGACCCAACACTGGGTATGTCGTGGTGGGAAGCAGATGAAGATGCCTACGATAATCAGGAACTCTGGTCGCAGGCGAATCCTGGACTGCTTTCGGATCCCGCGATTCTTGACATCGCCGACCTAATCAGCGCCAAACGCAGAACGCCAGAGGGCGAGTTCAAGACCAAGCGTCTGAATATGTGGACGGCATCAGCCACCGCATTTCTGCCTTCTGGTACTTGGGACGCATGCGCCGACACCGCACTGGAGTTGGACTCCGAAGATGATATCGTCGTGGCGTTTGACGGATCGTTCAGCAATGACAGCACTGCGATTGTCGCGTGCCGCATTTCAGATGGCGCGATCTTTGTGCTTGGGCACTGGGAGCGACCGATTGACGATTTGTCGTGGCGCGTGCCAATCGGCGAAGTCGAGGCGCGCATGGAGGAAATCTTCCGCAGCTACAAGGTGCGCGAGATTGTCTGCGATCCGTTCCGATGGCAGCGCTCAATGGAAGAATGGCAGGCTGCTGGTCTGCCGATTGTTGAGTTTCCGCAATCGCCTTCGCGGATGGTTCCAGCAACAGCTGCGCTTTACGACGCAGTAGTTAATAAGCGATTAAAGCACAATGGAGATGCGCGCTTGTCGCGGCACGTCGCGAACGCCACTCCGTATACCTCACGCCATGGAACGCAGATTCGCAAGGGAAAAGAGCAAAACAAAAAGATCGACCTTATCGTGGCAGCCATTATGGCGTACAGCCGCGCTGGCAGTTTGGCTTCAGAGATTCCTGAAAAGACACCGAATGTGGAGTTCATCAGCCTATGAGTACATTGCTTGAACTTATCGGAGCAACACTATTGGTCGTTTCGCTTGCAGCAGTTAACCCTGCGCTGGTGGTTGCGGCATTCGGTGCGCTCCTGATTGCTGTCGGTTACAAACGAGGAGATAATCAGTGAGCATTTTACGCCGCATCATTGGGTCGCAAGACCAGCGATCCCTGAACTTGCAGAACCTAACGCCACTCGCGTTCGACAAAGTGCCATTCATGGGGCTGCGCGAAGTGGACAGCAAAGCAGCCATGGGTCTTACTGCTGCGTACGCAAGCATTCGCCTTCTCGCGGATGTGATTTCTTCCTTCCCGATTGACGCGTATCGCCGCGAGCTGGGAGTGCGCAAGCCATTCCGCGTGAATGGCGTCAAGCCATCGTGGATGACTACGCCGATTCCGGACGAGCCAACCTACACCATCAATCAGCTGGTTAGCGAGATCGTGGTGTCGCTGTTCGTTGACGGAAATGCATTCCTTTATGCGCCACGCGATGAACGCGGAGTGGTGCTGGAAGTGCGCGTGCTTGACCCGCGTAGCGTTGATGTCTATCGCGAAGGCAGGGAAGTATTCTATCGCATTTACCAGAAAGATCGCAGCAACCCGCTAGTCTACGGACAGGACACAATCCTCCACATTCCACTAATCACGCTTCCTGGAGAGCTGCGCGGAATCAATCCAATCGCGCAACTGCGCAATACGCTTTCGCTTGGGCTGACGCTTGAAGACTACGCGTCGCATTTCTTCAGGACTGGCAGCACTCCGACTGGCATCATCGAAGTGCCAACGGAAATGACAAAGGAGCAAGCGGAATCGCTCAAGTCAGGCTGGGCGCGACACCATTCTGGCTCCAACATTCACACTCCTGGAGTACTGACTGGCGGCGCGACCTTCAAGCCACTGGCATTCCGACCAGAAGATGCGCAGTTGCTCGCTTCGCGGCAGTTTACGGTTGAGGAAATCGCACGCATTTTCCGCGTGCCTGTCAACCTGATTCAGAGTACCGTTGCTGGTGCTGTTTCATACGCCAGCGTGGAGCAAACGAACCTAGCGTTCACGCAGTACACGCTGCGCCCATTGGTCGAAATGATTGAGCGACCGCTCTCAACTTTGATCTTGGTTCCGGATGCATTCGTTAAGTTCACAATGGATAGCCTGCTTCGCGGCACCACCAAAGATCGATTTGAAACATATCGCATCGGACTGCAGGAAGGCTGGCTCTCCGTCAATGATATCCGTCGCTTTGAGGATCTCAGCCCGATCGAGTCTGGCGATTCATACCGCATGCCGCTGAACGAAGCAGATGCTGGCATCGCTTCGCTTTCGCAGCGCGTTAACATTGTCACCTCTTTGGCTAACGCTGGGTTTGATCCCGAGGAAGCAGCTGCCATTGTTGGCGTTGACATCTCACACACAGGTGACGTACCGATTACATCGGTACGTCACATTGAATTCGATAATGATGGGGAGAATGAGACAACATGAGCATCGTGGCAGGGCAAGCAACACTAGGCACAGCAGCGACGCTGATTTACGAGGCAACGAACTC